TAGATTTCCTTATAGAATTCTTTAATGGTGTCCTCGACCAAGTTTATAACAGTTAGCTCGCCCTGCAAACTTTTATAATGTTCTATATCTTTGAGCATACCGTCCATCATGACCTCGCGGATAAGCTCTCTCCGCTCAGCCATGACTCTTTTTAGGCGCGATCCAAGGTCAATGTCATCCACTAAACTTTCTCATGAAAGTCGAAGCCGCGTGTAGCTGCACCAGCGCCACGGGCCTTAATCACCTTGATTTCGCCGCCCATCGTGCGACGAACCAATGCAGGTGCCGTGGGGGTGGATTTAATGGTTTTGGTTGGCGAATCAACCTTCTCGATGCGGCTCATGTCTTTGACTGTCATTTTTTAGTCCTTTTTTTGGAAGTTTTTCTAGTTGGCTTTTTGGCCTCAACCTCTGGCGCTTGCTCGGCAACCGTTTCTGCCACTGGTTCTTCAACAACCTCTGGCTCGACAACAGGCTCTTCTACTTGCAAAGGCGCTGGAGGCTCTGTGCCGTTGATACGCGCCATCTTGGTGGCAATCCTATGATCACTTATCCTCTTTTTTTCTTCGATATCGGCTTGTTTTTTAGCCTCTAATGCAGCCTCCACCTCTCGCGCTATTTTTTTCTGCTCTCTGAGAGCGGCAATGCGATCTCGGTCAATACTGTTTGATGAAATAATTGTAGCCACTATCGGCCTCCCATGTTCTTGTTTTGCATGTCAAGGAGCTTCAGCTCCGCTTGTTGCTCAAGGCGACGAATGGCTACATCGAGCTTATCGTCTGCAACTTCTTTTTGAACGCCAAGGCGCTGCTTGGCAATCTCGGTCTCTAAGAGTTTCTCTTCAGCACGTTGTTGCTGCTTAGCTTCAAACTGTTGGTTCTCAGAATCAATAGTCTTTTCTTTCAGCATCAGCTCTTGCTGTCGTATCTGAACCAGTGGGTCGGTCTCGTCGCCTTGCCCAATGGACTCAAGCAGCTCTTGCGTCAATTGAGCCAGCACTGGCGACGATATCTGCTCCATCTGCATCTGAATCTGGCTTTGCATCTGTTGGAGCTGAGCGGGGGGCACCTGTCCAGATTGTTGCGCGGCCTGCATCTCTTGCATCTGTTGGTTCAGCTCTGGTGGTATCTGGTCTTGAACCATCTGTCCAGCCATAAATTGTAAGTGCTGCATCATGTGGCCGATGATCATGCCTTGAAGCGGCGGGTTCTGCTTAACCACGTCGGTCAAAAACAACGACCTGTGAGCGTCAATGTGAGCCTGATGGTTCTGAGCCTCAAACGCTTGTGCAGGCTGACCCATCAAGAATCCGTTATTTTCTAAGCCAGCATCCACAGGCATGGGCTGCGGTGGCGGTGGGGGCGGCTGTATGAGGCTATCCACATCGTCAACACCGAGAGCCGAGTACATGCGCCTATAAGCCTCATAGATGCCCTGTGGCCCGTGTATCTCAGGGTTTGACTGAACCATCGTCAGCAGCTCTTGAGCCATCGTGATGCGCTGTGATTGGCTGAAGATGTTGGGATCTGACACAGGGATGACATCAACTCGGCCATCAAAGTCCTGATCCATAATCTCTTGGGGGCCATTGCGTGAAACATAGGGGTAGTTGGGCGGTAGATACTCAGCAAACACCTTTGCAAGAAGCTGGAACTCAAGTTTCTGGCTGTAGTGCAGGCGCTTGTGTATTGCGCTCATAACCTTGGTGCCACGCTCCAGCAGAGCCACTGTGGTGCCCACTGGCATGGCTTGGTTCATATCACCGACATTCATGTCAGCTATCGACGCAAACCGCTTACCAGACTCTACAAGCAGCCCTAAGAGCTGCATGAGCACGTTGCTGGGTTCTTTGATCGGCAGCGGTATCAGGTTCTCGCGCAATGACGCGCCTGTGGTGTCGATGTCGCGGAACTCGCCCGGTTGTAGTGGGCTGTCCTCGTCACGAATACGCATACCGCGAGCCTTGAAGCCTGCTGGTAGGTTAGCCAACGTACCCGCATCGATGAGCTGGCGCAGAATAGACGTGGCTGACTTGGAAATGCCGCCAATCATGTGGCTCAAGCCCAGACCGTAAAAGCCAAGACCCGGCAAGAACTTGTACTGCACGAAGAAGTTGATCTTGGATTTGCGAGGGTCAGTCTCGATGTAGTTGCGCCTGATCGACAGAACCTTCTGACTCTGCTCGTCAATCGTGACAATGTACGGCAGCTTGAGGCCCGTAGGCTCACCGTCTTCGCCCATATCCTCAAAGCCGGGTATGTCGAGAATGGTGTGCGTCTCAAACACAACGTGATCGCGGTCTTCTTGATACGAAGGCTCCATGCCCTCGATCTCGTCAATCTGCTCTTCTATGTCACTACGGCTCAAGCTAAGAGATCCGCCTTTCAGCTCAACGTCTGCGTAGAAGCCGATAAGCTGCTGTTTCTTGATCTCATTGCGGCTCATGTTAAGGACATGAGTAACGCGCTCAGCAGAGAACAAATCAGGCGCTTCGTAAGGCACTACAAGGTCTTGAGGCTCGATGAACTTACTCATCGCACGGTTTGATCCAGTGTCGAAGTACACCTTCTTGAATGCAGAGCCTGCCAGCGGCAGATAGAACAACAGCATATCCAGCTCTGGATCGTACTCTTGCATTATGTTCATGATGTAGTAGTTCATGAAGTCTTGAACGCGACCAGCCTGCATCTCAACCTCTGGGCTGCGTACACCCACGATCTCGGTCTTAACTGGCCCTTTGGCTGGTAGTAACTCTTTGTATGCTTGCGCCTGAAACTGCGTGACAGATTCCGCCAAGATAGGGTGAATCACGCCAGTAGAGCCTTCAAACGGCTGGCTTCTGGATTCATCAAACTTCATGCCCAGATACTTCAGGCCATCGGTGTAGGTCTTTTCCCACTCGCTACGGCTTTCTTTGTCGGCCTTGATTGAGTTGATGACATCGCTGGCAAGCTTGGACAGGTCGCTATCGGAGATAAAATCAACCAAGTTGGCGTTGAAGTCGGTAACTATCTGCTCTTCTTCGGCATCGATCTCATCATCGACCAAGATTTCTTCTTCACGAACCAGTATCTCGGCTGCGTTGCGAATCTCGTCGTTGCGAGTCATCTCAGGCTCGATCTCCATCGCGCTGCCCATCGGCATCACATCAGGATCGGTTTCAGTGCCTAAGCCTTTTTTCTCAATTGCCATCAGTAATATACCTGTCTGTCACGCCGTAAAAACTCAGCCTCTTCAGGGTAATCGCCTTGCAAGCTCAAAAATCCACCCTGACGAAAACGCATCAGCGCCATCGTTGCCGAGTCACAGTAATCGTCGTTATCACCAAACGGGAAGCTTGCCATTTCTTCAACTACCTCTTCGGCAAAACTTTCGTCTGGTGCCCACACCATGCCCGACTCAAAAATCGGCGCAACGCTGTTCATTCGTGCGATCTTATCTTGACCTCTCGATGGTGTATAGGCCGTCACTGGGATACCCATGCGCCGAAGCTCTTGGGTCAAGGGCGTACCACTGGCCTTTGCCTCGATCAAAACGCAGTCTGGCTCCCAGTATTTATATTCGTCATAAGCAAGCCGTTTCAGCTCTGGAAAGTCTAGCCTGACGCGCTTTGCGTCTAGCAAGATGATTGCTTGCACATTGTCATCTGGCGACTGAAATATCGCCCATGTGGTGATGGCGCTATAGTCAGCGGTTTCTTTCTTGCTGAAGGCGGTGTCATAGCTTTGAATGACGTATTCGTATGACGGCACCCACTCCTTTTCCCACTTGCGCCACCACTCGCGCTTCACGATAGAACCAGCTTCTGCCGTAGGGTTTTGCATCCACTGCGCGTTCCACTTGCTTGGCGGTAGCGAAGCCTTAACCGACAAAAGCTCTTCTTTCTTCCAGAACTCAGGCCACAGCGGGGTATCAGATTCGGGCATAATGGCGGGGAACTCAATGACCTCCCACTGGTCTGCGTGTTCATCACCCTGCTTCTTCAAGACCTTGGCAACCAAGTCTTTTTGTGACCATCGAGTCATTACGATGATGATTGTCCCGCCCGGCTGTAAACGCTGTCGAGGGCCAGATGTGTACCACTCATAAGCCGATTCCATCGCGGTAGGCGACATTGCGTCTTGCTCGGAGTGCGGATCATCAATAATCAGAAGATCAGCGCCTCGGCCCGTGATAGCGCCACCAACGCCTGCGTAAAACGATTCGCCCTCTTGGTTGGTTGTCCATCGGCCAGCAGACTTGTTATCAGCCTGCAATTGCAGGTCTGGGAACACCTGTGAGTAATCATCAGAGTCAATTATGTTTCGCACCTTCCTGCCGAATCTGACCGCCAGCTCAGCTGTGTGCGTGGTCTGGATTATTTTGGTGTCACCCTTACGGCCCATCATCCAAGCAGGAAAGTAAGTACTCGCAAACTCAGACTTGGAGTGTCGAGGGGGTAGGCAGACGATCAGGCGCTTGAGTTTGCCCTGCGCGATCTTGTTGAACTTGTCGCCAATGATTTTGTGATGACGGCCCAAGATGCACTCAGGCCACATATGCTTAACAAACTCGATGAAGTCGTTCTGGCACTTTTCCTGCTTCTCCATCTGGTCATAGCGGGAGAGCAGCGCCAAGGCTTCGTTCTGATCTTGCTCCGATAGAATCTCAAAATCTTTGAGCGAAAGATCAGACATTTTCCCAAGCTTCTCCTTGGAAAAGCAGCGCCTCTGCTTCGCGCCTTCGGATCAAACCGTCTAATACCTTGCCGCCAGCCTTGTTCCATCGGCGGATCTGGTGTGGCACGTCCGCCATGTCATCTTCGTTCAAACGCTTCAGTAGCGTGGAGGATTTCAGGTTGGTTGGGCCAAGGTTGTATGTCCAAGCCACTAGCGCGTCAAACTGACTTTGCGTCAGCTCTGCATCAATCAGCTCATTAACGTAGCCCTCAAACTCCTGCAAATCATCGACCAGCATTTCATCGGCATCTGCTTGTGTGCAGGTATCGCCTTCGCTGATGTCCCGTGTGTGGCCGTAGCCAATCGTCCAGACGTTGGCCGAGCACTGGTAAGCCTCAAGCTCGCAGCCCTCAAACTTTTTAATCAGGGCTATCCCTTCCTCGCTCGTCACTCTCATCTTCGAGTTCCTCGTCCAAGTTTCTATAATATTGTACAATATTGAGCACTTGGCGGATATATCTTTTAACTTCCGCCATGTTAGTTGATAGGTTCTCATAGCCCTTGGTCGATAAGCCATAGTAAGCGTTTGTCGGAGCGTTGCCCTCTTCAAGATCCTCAAGATATTCCTGCATAGTCTGAGGCGTAAGAACCTTCCATTCGACAGGCAGCGTGGATATAGCGTTTGGCAGTGCAGGGTGATAGACGGCTGCTGGCTTGATGACCGTGACAACTTCGACAGGCTTGGTCTCAGGGGCGTATGGCTCTCGACCTATTAGGCCGCAACCACTAAGAAGCAGGATCGGTAATAGCTTCCAGATCACCCAGAACCCCCTTGGTGCCACGGTTGATGATGTTTTCAATCAGACCCGGTTTGCGTAGGGAGAGCACATTCATATCGTGCTTGGCGAACTTTTTTCTGATCGACTCCACCTCTGCTTGGGCCTGCGCGTTTTCGGCTTGCAGCTCGTTTACGCGATCCAGTATGCGCTGCTGACGCTCCTCGGCTTTCACAAGCTGGCTGTTCAGGCTGCTGATACTGTTCTCAAGCACTAACTGATTGTCAGCCGACACACGCAGCTTGGTAGCCATTGCCTCTTTCTCAGCTTCAGCCTTGTCCGCATACATCTTAAAAGCTCCGCCCGTCAACGCCAAAGCTATGCCCAAAGCACCCGCTATCTGCCACATTCTATTTCCTATTTGACCATGCCTGACTGCCAAAAAACGCGGCCAAAATGCCCGCGACGCTCACGAAATACACCGCAGCCATATCACCGAGAATCGACGCCGCTTGGGTCATCCCAAAAAACTCACTGACAACCACCAACGAGGGGTAAAGCAGCATTCCCCATAGGGCAAACCAACTCATGGCTCTTTGTGCATTCGCTCGCTCATGCTGAAGCTCTAAGTCTTGGATAAGTTTTGATGTCTCTAGCTCTTCGTCGGAGATAATCCCATCGCCATCTCTATCCATCATATGACCGTGGGCGCTACCGTCTTCTAGTCTCTTTGCTGCCATTCTAATCCCATGTTTTTGTGTTTGCCGCAATCCGCTTCGGGATGCAGTAGGCCGTTATGTTTTCTTGCATTTGATAGCGGTTGTTTATCTTAGTTTTGCCTGTGCTGACGTAGTACGCAAACGTGTTACACCGTGTGATGTCGCGGAAGTAAAACTGATCATCT